GGGGAGAATCCCTCAGAGATACTAATATCTCTGAGTCCTATACCTTCAGGTATAGGCTATCCTGTAAAGGATAAAGACTTCCAATACTATCTAGAATTCAAGCATTTGAGGAAACTCTTGAATCATTTGATATGACTCAGGAAGTTTCTTCATAATACTTGATACAGCTCTAACTTCAGTATCTGAAAATCTATCAACAAATAGTTGATCAGATAAAGGAATGGTCATACTTCTTAAAAGTAAAGGCCATTCTCCTGACCCAATGGTATCTATATGCTTGGCCTTTTTAGTTAAATCTAAATAGTCCTGCTCTATAGATCCATAGGAATCGGTAAGAGGTACTTTAGTAAGCTGTTCTAGTAATGGATCCGTAAAGAATTCTGGTATCCCAGTAATATACATTAAGTAATTCTGGGCTAGTAAACCTAAAGGTTTACCTTTACCAACTTCAGGCTGAGATTCAGAAAATATCTGTACCATAATGTTAGCTAGGATATTAGTCCCAACTAAGTCATTTATGGGAGGTAAGTTGAAACCTAACTGCCTAGAGATCTCGTTATGAGCTTCTCCAGCCGGCTTGGTTCCTCTTATCACCTGGATAATTCTTGATAAGGCATATGATTTCTTATATGCTTTATCTCTCACCCTTGAAGGTAAATTCCTTACTCTTCCTAAGAAGTCTGAAATACTTTCTTCAATATTGAAATCCCATCCTTTATCTCTTTCCTGAAGTAGTAATGCAGTCATTAAATCACATGACTTCATACTATTTTTCAGAGAAGAATAAGGAAATGGTGTAATTTCAACACCCCTGTAGATTAGCCTTTTGGCAAATTCACAGAAATGAGGTGAAATATGAGATTTAGTTAGTTGTATTTCTACTCCTAATTTTCTCATGATTTCTAAATATTGATTAGCAACTTCACTATTCCCTATCAAGACATCGTCCCCTAAAAGAACATATTTTAAGTTCTTAAAAGGGATCTTTAGCTTAACACTTATATAGAAAAATATATAGTGATGGGCTAAAGTAAATGATGCCCAAGAAGAATAGGCTCCCATTGGGTTACCGACAGCATAGGATATATCTTGGTTATCAACCTTAAAAGGTTGACCTACCATAAGATATCTCCAACTGTCAACATAATCCTCTGGAAGATGACTCCTTAAAACATAAGATATAGTCTTAATTGGGAATCTATCTGTAGCACTAGATAAATCTAAGCTATAGAATATATCCCAAGACTCTATCTTTTGTTTAAAACTAGATTGATCAAAGGTACAATCTTGGGGAATTTTCCTTAAAACTCTGAATAGGTAGGTATGCAAAGGTTTTAGAACTGTTTGACTAAAATAGTCAAGTATTCCTATAACTCTTGTTTTTCCTTCTTTATCGGAGAAGTAAGTAAGTTTCCTAATAATCAAATTTCCAGGTTTAACACCAAAGAAATTTATTATTAAAAGATTATACTTTTGTAAGCCTCTAATTAAGTTACATATCACTTCCCCACCCATATGAATGATACAGTCTAATGCTTTTGACGGCATAGATATGAAATCACTCATAAAAGTGGATAAAGCATGCCCATTTGGACCTGACTTTGTTGAGAAATGATATTTCTTAAATCTTAACGATTTAGGAACTCTTGTTAGAGGTCTGTAGCCTAAGTATTTCCAAAATCTCTTTCCATAAACTTCTAAAAACTTAATATCTATTCCATTGAATGGATCTGATATTGTTTTTAGGTTTGGTAGAGGTTTTGTCTTCAAAGATCTTGTACTAAATAGAACGGTATTAATCAGCCTGATCACTTTATAATGATAAGGGTGATTAATATCTTGTACTATTGGTATTAAATCTTTTAATACTTTAGGTATTCCAGATTTAGTTAATTTAATACTTGATTTCTTAACAGGATTTCCTTCTAAGAATTTTAGGAATGTAAGCCTAACTGCTTTATTATAAGTAATTAGACCTACTACCCCTCTATTCTTAAGGACTTTTCTCTGTTCAGAGATTAGGTGATTAAAATATTGGATAGTCTTAACATCTACTTTTAAAGTAGTGTTTAACCAGCCTATTACTGAAGGAAGGACTTTTAATAAATAAAATTCTCTTCTTTTCATTGGTAGGGTAGTTAGTAGTTAATTAATAAATAGAAATGAACCTTAAGGACCAAACTATGACTTAAAAAATCATAGTCCGGGTAATCATTGAAGATCATCCTACAAGGATATAGGGATTCTCCCGTAAGGGAAAATCTCAACTTTACCTGTAAAGGTAAAGGTGCCTTCTATGAAGGACTCCTCTTTGAGGAGAGATTCTCC